ATTTTATGTCAATCGCTTTAGATCTCGTTTTATTCTTCAGAAATTCAAAAACAAAGCTTGGGTTATCACTTACTCAAAGAGCCATTCTCTTCACTTTAGCCTTTAGAGTTGGGTCAAATCCTAAGACTTGGATAAAGCAGACCACACTAGCAATGGAACTGGGTATTGAAGAAAGAAACGTAAAAGAGAATTTGGCTAAAATAAAACCAACCGGAATTTTATTAATTGATAGACAAAAATCCGATGCTAGGAAAAATATTTACCGTTTTGTAGATATTTTATTCAACTATCACCAAATGAGTGATGATCAAAAATCTAAAGTTCATGCAGCATTTAACGATGAAATATTGATCAATCCTGTGGATAACTCAAAAAATAGGGGACGAAATCATCACCTATCTCTAGAAAATAGGGGACGAAATCATCACCTAAATAGGGGACGAAATCATCACCTATCTCCCGACGAAAAAACTCTCGAAAGCCCCGTAGAATCGATCGTTCCAGAGAATGAACCTTCTCCTAAAGGAAAAGGGGAAAGGAACAACAAGATATTAAAGAAACATATAGGGAGAGCGACACAGATAAAACAAGATTTTGAATATGACGGGAAGCATATTAATTTAGCTAGAGAGTATGGTCTGGATATCACTTTCGAAAAGGACAAATTCATTGATTGGGCTAAAGGGAAGGGGGTAACACGACTAGATTGGAGTAGCACATTTAGTAACTGGTTAAGAAAGGCGTATGAGATAAAAAACCAAAACCAGATTAATTTTGGTGGAATAGTAAAAAGAACTAATGAAAGCCGTGACAACTCACAGGCTAATGTATCTAATCCATATAAGAATATGGTATGTGCTACGACTGAAAGACTTAAAAGAGAAGCAGAAGAAGAGCGATTAAAGAATCAATGGTCCTGGCCATCCTGATTGGGAAAGATTAAATGATTGGGAAATTAAATATGGTAATAAAAAAGGTTTAAATTATGAAGTTAATTAAACAACCAATTTCTGATAAACATTATGCAATAATAACTTGTGATATATGCAGTGTCTCATTAGCCAAATTATTTAAAGATTGTGAGGGATGTTTCATTAATCAAACATTTTTTAACATATGTGATAATTGTTGGACAGATCTTAAATGATGGGTTAACTAAACAATATTTTTAATCGACAAGGATTAGTCGATGAAAGAAACAATACCAGAGATCAACCTGGGCGCGGAAATATGCCAGAGTTTGAAAAGGATTTATTACCAGAATGACGAATGGATCGAGTGCTATGAAAAAGTCGCCTTGAAACTCTCAGCTCTAAAGCTAAAAGCAAAGATGCTTAATAAGGAAAAGACAGATATTGATATTTTGATGTTATTGCGTACATATTCAGATGACGATTTAAAAGATATGCTAGATTAAAGTTTCACGTAGAACATTAAGGCCATGGATGACAGCTAAAAGGATAGATTCTAACCAGACCGAAATAGTGAAAGCATTCAGGACGTGCGGGGCAAGTGTCTGGATAACGAGCAGCTTAGGTAAAGGCGCGCCAGATTGCGTTGTAGGCTACGCAGGACAAAATTGGCTTGTGGAGATCAAGGACGGAGAGAAGTCCCCGTCACAGCAAAATTTGACGCCTTGCGAGACGAAATTTCATGAATCGTGGAAGGGTAAGATCATAATTATTCGTTCTGTAGATGAAGTGATTAGATTTATTAACGGTCTGACACGCAGTTCTATGGGATTTTGCTAGCCCCAGGATAGCCCAGGGCTAACGGACGGATTAGTCAGCTTGTAGAAGTTGAATTTTCATATAAGCGCTAGATGCAGGAGCATTAGTACCTAATACAGGAGCGGCCATGCTTACGAGTGAAACGCTGGTATTGCATAATGCTAATACATCGCCAACGTCACAATGAACATAAACGTCTGCAACGATTTCATTAGCTTTCTGCTCTGGAGAGATAGTCTGATTAGCAAAGGTTGACCCCGGAACGTATCCGCCATTTTTAAACAAAGATAGCGTCCAGCAAGGCAATGGGGAGGCAATAGGATTTAGAGCGCCACAGATTCCGGTGGCGATATCGTACCAGCCAGCCTTATTGATCTTAATTTGACCAGAAGTCCCAGCCATCGAAACATCAATATGAGCAGTGGCAAATATTGTATTCTCAAACAGTACGGTTTGTCCTGGTAATAAAGGGCCGCTTGATGGCGCTAAGCTTTGACTCAGGACTGAGAATACTTCGCAAAACTCAGGATTTCCCCCGCAGTTTACGCAATCGCCTGGTATACCCTGAATTCCTTGTGGGCCTGGAATTCCCTGTGGACCTACAGGACCTTCTAAGCCTGGATTTCCATTGACTCCGGGCTGACCTTGTAAACCTGTCACGCCAATGGGACCGGATGCGCCTCTAGGGCCTGATGGACCGATTGCACCGGGTAAACCTGGCGCTCCATCGCTACCGGCTGGCCCCATTTCTCCTGCTGGTCCTGCTGGCCCTTGAGGCCCTGCTTGACCGGGTTGTCCTTGAAGCCCTGGAACACCTGGAACGCCTTGTAATCCTTGTAAGCCCTGCGGACCCTGCGGCCCAGGTTGACAACACCCTTGATGTAAATCTGACATGATTTTCGTCCTTGAAAATTGATTAGAGAAAAGAATTATACCATCTGGATTTTAGAGAAGATATGAGGTAGAATCTAACTCAGACTATATTTATTCCTACCCGCAACCTAAGGCGGGTTTTTTTTATCTGGAATTTTGATATACTATATTTCTTCATAGTTAGTTCGTCTGTTGTAAACATCCTTGGGCTAGTTCCTCACTAGCCCTTTTTTTGCTATGGTAAAGATCTGTCACTCAACGGAACGAATCTATGACGCCAGAAGGGAAACAGAAATTAAAATCATTATTAATTCGCCACGAGTCTTATAAGCAGTTTCCCTATTCAGATACCACCGGACATCTCACCATCGCTATAGGCCGAAATCTTTCCACTAGAGGGATATCTACCACGGAGGCTAGCTACCTACTAGATGAAGATATACTCTATTTCAGCGCAAAGCTTGGCGTTTATATGACATTTTTCATTAGTCTTTCAGAAAACCGTCAGATTGCTCTCATTGATATGGCTTTTAATTTGGGAATAAATGGATTTTTGAATTTTGATAAAATGATTAAAGCTTTAGAAAATGAAGATTATGAGTTAGCTTCACGGGAAATACTGGATTCTAAATGGGCGAAACAAGTGGGTGAAAGGGCTGTTGAGCTTGCTAATATCATTCGGACAGGCGAAATTTAATGGAATATTCTTATTACGGAAGAATGGGGCCTAGGGCCCCTGACACATTCGGAGTGCATTTCATGGATGATTTATTTAAACGAATATTAGATAAACACGAACAAAAATTACTCTCAGATCAAAATAAATTATTAGAATCATTCCGAAAAAGAATGCACGATGAACTTGAAGATCTAAATAAAACTGTGAAGAAAATAAGCATGGAGATTTACCATATTCGTTATAACATTGATGAAATAAAAACTAAAGGTAAGAAAAAAATGGAGTTAATTAAGGTTTAGATTTTTTATCTATTAATTCACATTGAACCTCAACTCTATTTGTAAATGAGGTAATAGACCGCTTAATGACATCTTGCTGTGATTCTCCAAAATACTCACAAAGCTTTTGAACATCTTCCGCAGACTTTTTACTTAAATTAAGCGTAATCCGTTTTACCGTAGCCATTATTGTTCCTTATGAAAAAAAGTGAATTGATAACATTACAATGGCAAATAAACAACCTAAAAAAATATCTTGCGCGCATATAATCATGAAAATTATCACTTCTAACATTTTATTTACTCCTCTTCTAGTTTATCTTTTTCTTGTAATACTTCTTCAATTTTACAAGTTCTTTTATATGTTTTTACATCCTCGGGATTAAAATCTATTTCAATCATGTGCAATTCATCTCTATGATTTAAACATTCAAAAGCTACTTCGATGCTTTCAAATATGGTTCCTATTGCTAAGCTGTTTTTGTAATATGTGAAATATGCTTTCATTTTTATTTACTCCTCGGTTTTAGCGTAAGCTATCGAAATTGATAATTTGCCATTCTCATCTTGATGGACGTCTCGGATAAGATAACCCTTTCTATATTTGGCTTCTTCTGTCCACTCTGCGTTTATTAAAGATCCATCAGTGTCATGTTCTTCATGATAATGTATAGGTGTCCAATCTAAATTTTGTAGTTTCATTGTCGATCTCCCATTTTATTTACTCCTCGTTATGCCCTCTTTCGAGGGCGGTTGATTAAAAAATTGCTTCGAGTCTATTAATTTCTTCTTGAGATTTTCCATAATACGCATTTGCACAAAAACAGCCCCGTTCATAATTAAATATTCCTTCTTTGACGAGTTTCCACGCTTCCGCTAAAAAATCAGGTCGTAATTGAGAGCCTACAATCAGGCTCACTTGTTTTGAGTCTTTTATTAAGCTTGCTCGTAAGTCTGCGCTGCTAAATACTTTATTCATTTTAAGGTTTCCTCCGTTAAGGTAAACCCCTCGTGAGAGGGGCGATGATTTTATTTACTCCTCAATCTTATTTTTTATTATTTTTTGTATTTCTGTAGTGTCTTTATTTTCTAATAATAAATTCAAAAATTTCATATTTAATTTAAATAATCCTTCTCCATATTTATCTTCGGCAAATTCATTTGAAATATTTTTATTATTTTTTTTCATTTTATTACTCCCGTTTGTTTACTTTATGCTTCAAATTATATGCACTATTGCATCACATTGCAAGTACTATTTACAAATTAATTTAATTAAATTAGTATGGGTAAATGTTGTACAATGGATGTTAACATGGCTTATAATAAGTTAGAGATCAAATATTTACCAATAGAGCAATTGATTCCCTATGCAGGCAATGCCCGGACTCATACA